GCTTTCGCCGCCGTCACCAGGCCGTCGGAAATGGACTTCGCATAACGATCGAGGCGGCCATCCCTGTCCATGCGGCCGATCAACGCGTTAAGGTTCGCCAGCTGGTCGCGGAAGAAGTCCAGCACGCCCTTCTTCGCAATACGGTCCTGGAACTGCTCGACGTTGTCCTGCAGGTTGCTGAACTGGCCGCTCAGCAACTGCATCTGATCCTTCGCCGCGCCGGCGGAATCCTTGCCCATCTGCGCGAAGAACGCCTTCATGACGTCGGTGCCGAGCTTGCCGGCCTCCGACATCTTCTGCAACTCGGCCGTGCTCTTGCCGGTGACTTCCGCCAGCAACTGCCACACGTGCACGCCGGCCTCGATCATCTGTTTGATGTCGTCGCCCTGCAGCTTGCCCTTGGCGAACGCTTGACCCATCGCCAGCGTGATGCGCTGCAAGCGCTCCGACTCGCCGCCCAGCTTCGCGTTCTGGTCCACCGCCGCCTGCAGCGAGCCGTTCATCGGGTCGATGCCGAAGTTCTTCAGCTGGATGAACGACTGCATCACCTGGCCGAGGGTGAGCGGCGTGTCCTTGGCGAATTGCTTGGCCCAGGCGAAGGCCTCTTTACCCTGTGCGGCGCTGTTGTAGACCGCGCCGAGCTGCTTCTCGAATTTCTGGAATTCGTCGCCGGTGCTCAGGATCGACTTGATGCCGCCGAGAATCCCGCGCGCGGAGAAGAACACCGCGACGCCGGAGAGCGCAGCGCGCAGCCGACCCACCACGCCGGTGGTCGCCGTGAGCGCCGCCGAGGTGCCTTCGGCGCCGGCCGTGGCCGCGGCCTTGTTGTCGTCCAGCTGCTTGCGGACTTTCTTGAGCGCGGCATCGTACTGCTGCGTTTCCGTTTTCGACTTTGCCGCCGCCTCGGCCAACGACTCCTGCAGCGCGGCATCCGCGTCGCGTGTGCGCTTGAGGTCGCTGACCATGTTGCGCAGGTTGGCGCTGGCTGCTGCCGTGCGCGCGGCCAGATCCTTGTGCGCGCTGGCCGCGCTGCGGGTGCTGATGCCCTGCGCGTCGAGCTGCGATTTCAGCTCACGCAGGCTACCCAGCTCGCGCTGCTGCTCGCCGACCAGGTCGCTGAGCGCGCTGCGCGCTTTCGCCAGCGCGCGCTGTTGCGCCGCGGTGGGCGCCTCGCTGGCCTTGACCTCGGCCGCCAGCTTGACCACCGACTCACGCGCGGCTGTGATCTTGCGCTGGTAGTCGAGGACGGCGGCGCCCATCTCGCCGTACTTGCGCACCGCGGCATTGCCCTTCTCCACTGCGGCAACCTGGTCCAGCAACCCAGCCGCCTGCTGCTTGGCTTCCTCGCTGACGTCGCCCAGGCTGGCGAGGATGGTGGCCGCCTGCTTGATGCCTTCGGTGCCCGAAGTCTCGAAGGCAAGGCGGATGGCTTCCTCGAAGGTTGCGCGGTCAGCCACGGCGCAGCTCCAGCGCGATCTGCCGCGACAGCTCGCTCACGTAGAAGCCGTGGAGTTCGTCGAGGATGGCCGCGCGCACCTTGCCCGCGGCGCCGCTGCTGCCACCGACCGGCGAAGGCACCAGCATCTCGAACGCGCTGGGTCCATACAGACGCTTGAGCGGGCCACGACCCACGCGCTTGCCATCCGGCCCACGGCTGCGCACGTAGATGTTTCGGCTCACCGTGTCGGTCTTCACCGCGCGCCCGGACGTACCACGCCAGCCGACGCTGGCGATGAACGCCTCGCTGTAGGTCTTGCGCTGCCCGAGCAGGATGGATGCCGTGGCGCCGGCAGTCGTGCGGCCGCCCCACTGGCCACCGAAGGCGATCAGGGAGATGCGCCGCGTGCTGGCCTGCAGGCTGATGAAATCACCCTTGGCACGCAGGCCGGTGGCGAGTTTCAGGCGCGAACGCAAGTCGGTGGCCTTGATGTTGTACGCGGTTCGCACCACGCGCGTGGCCACCGGTTGCACCTTGCGCGACAGCGACGACTGCGCGCGGCGCGCCGCGGTGGACATGCGCGATACCTGCGCACCGATGCGCTTCGACAAGCCATACAGATCGTCGGCAACGCGACCGTTGACGTAGATCTTGACCGCGGAGTTGCGACGAGAGGCCATGCTTGCAGCATGGCCGTGGGGCTGTGCCAGCTTTACCGGACGGGTGGCACAACGGGCCGGCGCAGTGCACGCCGGCCCGGTGGCTCAGTCGAGGAAATCGACCGTGTACGGCGACTGCCCGTCCAGGGTGCGGATGGGGCCGGTCATCTTGTTGACGACGAAGTCGCCGGCGAGGAAATCCACATCCTCGCCAGGCGCCACGCTGGCGTCGGGCACGTTGACGATGACGTATTTGCCCGTGGCCAGGTTCTTCATGCGCCCACGCACGCTGATGCGCAACGCCGCCTTGGTGGCCGGCGAGATGCGTTTGCCGGTGACGGCCACGGCGCTCAGGGTGACCTTGATGTCGCCGGCGACGATGGTGCCGCCCGGCACGATGTAGATCATGGCGCCAGCGGAATCGAGGGTGTAATCGGCGCCCTCGTCGTAGGTGGTGACGCCGGTGGAGTCCTTGACGCCGACCGCGGTGACCGTGTAGCCAGCCGCCGCCAGCGGAAACCACATGCCGGGCGCGACGGTGATGGTGGATTCCGCGGCGGTGATCGCGGGCAGGTTCAGAGCGGCCACATCGCCGCGGAACGCCATGCCGACGGTATCGGCATCCACGTCGTCGACGCTGAGGGTGAGCGTGGGGCCGCCCGGGATGTTGACGGTGTCGAGGTTCTGGCCGAAGTTGCCGATCATCTTGGACTTGCGCACCTGCGCCTCGACGGCGCCGGGGTTGAGGCCAAGCTCGACGGTGTTTTTTACGGGCAAGTAGCCCTTGAAGGTGCCATCATCGTTGAGGATCGCGATGTTGACGTTGCCAGCGCACAAAAGACCGGACATGGGAGTATCTCCGTGGTTTACGCGGGCTGTGAGGTGTATTCGTAGCAGGTGCCCCGCAAAGTCACACCGACCACGATGTAGGGGACGCCATCGGGCTGGCGCTGGATGCTGCCGCCGGCGACGTCGAGTGTTTGGAAGTTGCTGGGCATGTCGCACGACTTCGTGGGGATGGCGTGGATCACGTCCTCCAGCACGGCCAGGGCTTGCGCCTCGGCGGTCTTGCTGCTGATCGGGATGCGTGCCTCCACCTGCATCTCCATCTGCCAATCGCGACGCATCGGCGTGCTCTTGACCAGGGTGAGGTCGCTCAGGTAGACGGCGACGATCAGCGTGGAGGTGTTGCCATCCATGCCCACCGCTTCGGTCACCACGTGCGCGCCGGCATCGGTGGCATAGCCGTTGACGATGCGGATGACACGCAGCCATGCCGCCCCCTGGCCCACGATGGTCTCGAGGCCGATCATGCCGGCTCCACCCACAGCCGCGTGACCAGATCATCGGCATCGGCGATGCGCACCACGCTCCACGTGCTGGTCTCGAAGGTGATGATGTCGCCCGCGGTAACCAGCGACACATCCGCGGTGAGCACGGCGATGGACGGGCGATAGGCAACCGTCTGCCCGAACTCGCCCACCTCCGCCGTATGGCGATCGAGCAGCGCCGACAGCGGCACGCTGCCGCCCGCCGCCGACGCGTACGTGGCCGGATCGCCCATGACGGCGATCAGTTCCGCGTGCGCGTCGGCGAAGGCGGGCAGCGCGCTCATCATGCGACGACGCCGCCGGTGCCCGGCTGCAGCTTGACGCGCACCACGGTGTCGGCGCTGGCGGCCGCCGCGACGGCAACTGCGCCGCCGAGCGTGTCGCCGGTGACGCCGGCGCCGACGATGAACGCGCCATCGGACACGCTCCAGGTGAGCTTGGCCCCGGCGGTGATGGCGGCGCCTGCTTTCTTCGGCAGGTCGAACACGCCCTCGAGCGCCAGCGAGCCGGTGCCGTTGGCCGGGATGTCGGCGCAGGCGACGCCGAGCAGGATGCCGAGGGCGACGACGCTGTTGACAGCGACGGCGGCGGTCGGGGTGTAGTCGATCATCTCGCCCCGCTGCACATACTTGGTGGTCATGATGGATCTCCGGATTCAGGGGAAACGGTGGATGCGGTGGGTGCGGTGGATGCAGGAGCCGGCGACACAAGCCGCCGGCTCGGCGAGGGTCAGGCGCCCGGGTTCTTGGCCAGGCCGCGGAAGTCCAGCGGGGCCACGCCGGCGTCGATGCGCACCTTGAATTCGGTGCCGTCGATGGTCCAGCCGTCTTTCTGGTCGAGGAACGGCGTCTGCACGCCATCCAGATAGGCCACTTCGATCGTGTCGAACAGGTTCGGGTCGGCGGCACCGAACCACCCGCCCGAGGCGAGGCGGCCATCCGCGATGACCTCGAAACGGCTGCGCTGGGTGTTGGCATTGGTGCTGGTGCTGCCGTCCGCCTTGACCTCGTACTGGTTGTCCCGCACCAGCAGCGCGTCGTCTTCCATATCCGACGGCACGATCAGATAGCTAAGCGGGATGTTGACCGCCTGGCCATCCACCTTCTGCGCGGCGAGCAGCTTGCGCATGGCGCCAACGCTTGCCGTGGTGATGCCGGCGCCCGTGGCGAGGTTGCCGTGGGAGGCGTGGAACAAGGCGACGTTGTCGGCCAGCTTCGGGTTGTTGGCCAGCACCGCATACACCAGGTTGCCGATGGTGCGCTTGGCGGCGCGACCCATCTTCTGTGGCACGGCCGTGAACGCGCCCAGGTCATCGTTGATGATGGCCTGCCGGGTGATCGCAAACAGCTTGCCGTAGGTGGCCAGCGCGATGGCCTGACCGCTACTGCCGAAGGTGCCGTATTTGTACTCGCCGTCCTCCGCGATCTTGTCCAGGTCGCTGAAGAACCCAAGGCCCGCACGGCTCGCCTCACGGAAGTCGGTGAGCGTGCCGGGGCGCGTCCACTTGTCGAACGTCTCGGGCGCTTCATCGTAGCCACGCAGCAGCGACGCGCGGGCGGTGCTGGTGAGCAGCGCCGGGAAATCGCTGGTGGTGGTGAACGCCGTGGCCACGACATCCATGGAACTCATGCCGCGACCACGGCCGCCGCGCTCGGCGGCCGCGCGCGCGATCTCGATCAGGCGGTAGCCGCGCAGCGGGTTCTGGCCGTCGGCCTTGACCATGCCCGCACGCGCCAGAATGGCGTTCTCGCCGGCGGCGCGGAACTTGTCCGACTCGTCGGCGACCAGCTCGATATGCGCATCACTGGCGATCGGCACGGTCTGCGCGCCGATCTTGTCCAGCACCTGCTGGCGGACGGCGTCGACGGTGATGGTCGGGTCGGCCAGCGCGGCGGTGTAGATGGCCTGGACGCCATCGCGCTGCAGGTGCGGCTGCACCATGGCGGTGATCTCCGCGTTGCGGGTGCGCAGGGCAGCATGGGCCTGGGCGGTGATGGCGGCCGCGTCGGCCGCCGGATCGGCCGGGTTGGCCGTGATGGTTTCGTTGGGCATGTTGATCGCTCCGGTGGGGGTGGCGGGGAATTCCGCGCGGGTAACAGTGAGTGGATTGGCGGCGGCAAGCGGCGCGCTCGGCGGGCGACCGATGGCGGCGATGGCCAGGCGCTGGATGTCAGCCGGCGCGCGAGCCAGGCGTCCGGCGACGCTGGCGCGGAATGCCGCGCGCGCTTCGGCGGGAACGGGCTCAGGCTCGGTGACAACGGTTTCGTCGACGGCATCGGCAAAGCCTTCTTCAACCGCCTGTTCGCCGGTGTAGTAGTGGTCGGCGCCATCGTTGAGCAGGGTCATGATGTCGGCGACGCTCTTGCCCGATTTCGCGGCGTACGCCGGCGCCATGCTGCTGGCGTAGACATCCAGCGCGGCAGCAACCGCACGCAGCTCGGTGGCGTTGCCGCCGGCATAGGTGGAAGGGCCGTGGATCATCCAGATGCTGGTGGCCGGCGTGTTGACCGTGTCGCCAGCCATCGCGATGAACGACGCCGCCGACATCGCCACGCCATCCACCGCCACGGCAATCGTGGCCGGGTGGTTGACCAGCGCGTTGTAGATCGCAAGGCCGTCATGCACGCTGCCGCCGATGCTGTTGATGCGCACGTTGATCTGCGTGATCGTGTCGGGCAGCGCGGACAGCTGGTCGACGACGCTCTTGGCGGTCACCGATTCCTCATCCCACCAGCTTTCGCCGATCTGGCCGTAGATCAGCAGGTCGTACTCGTTGGCTGCCAGCGCGTTGGGGCGCAGCAACATCAGTGGCGCAACGGGTGCCCGGTCGACCGTTTGGGGCTTGGGGTTTGGCATGATCAGGCGTCCTCGGGCGCGGGTGTGGGTACAGGTGCGGCCGCCGGTGCAGTGACGCCCAAGTCAGCCTTGAGCCCCGCCGCCTTTTGCGCTTCGCGCCACTGCTTTTCTGCGCGCAGCACGTCGCTCGGGTTGCGGCCGAGCTTGCGCACGATCTCGGTGCCCGGGACCCACAGGTTTTTCTCCTGCATCTCCCACGCTTGCGCCTCGTCCCTGGGGTTGATCCACGGCATGGAAGGCGGGATGTAGAGCGCGTGGGTGAGGCCCGCGAAGGTGACGCCGCGCGGCAGGCGGATCAGGCCGGCGGTGAGGCACATGCCGACGAAGCGCACATAGACTTCGCTGGTGTGCTGGTCGATGAAGGCCTGGCTGAGCAACTGATACGCGGCCCACTGCTCGACCAGCTCTTGCCGCTGCGCGCTGTAGGTGCCGTTGTAGTTTTTGCTGGCGCTGCTGTAGCTCACGTCACCGCCGGCGGCCACGGCGCGCAGCTGGCCGTCGCGCCAGCTCACGGCGTTGGGGTTGGGCCGGTTGCTGTCGATGGTGCCGATGTCTTCGCCCGGCACGAGGCTGTCGAACACCATGCCGGGTTCGAAGTGCATCGTGCGCTCGGCTTTGGCCGGCGTGTCGTAGTTCTGCGCATCGCCCTTCTTGATGAAGGCGGCCATGCTGGCGGCGATCTTGGCGGCGACGCGCTCGCTTTCCTCGTAGTCTTTCAGATCGTCGAGGCGCGCCAGCACGCTGGCGAACATGGACACGCCGCGGCGCTGGCCGAAGCGGTCGATGAGCTTGATGTGGCCGATGCTGGCGGTGGGTACCGGCTTGAGGTCGGGGTACTGCGAGAGACGTGCGCCGGGGTGGGTCTTGTACACCCAGTAGGTGGTGGGGCGGTTCCACGCGTTGGCCTGCACGCCCTGGATGATGTTGCGCGACGGATCGTTGAAGTCCATCGGCACCATGTCGGTCTCGAGGTATTCCAGCGAGAACGGCACGGCGCTGCCATGCGTGAGCCCGGGGACGTTGCCCTCGACGTACTGGCACAGCGCCTCGCCGTCGCGAAACCAACTGCGGCAGGCGAGTTGCTCGGCGCGGGCGCGGTTGAGTTCGCCGGTGACTTCCGGTGCGCGACTCCACGTTTCCCACAGATCGGTGAGCTGCTGTGCCAGGTCTTCCAGCACGTTGCCTTGCGCGTCGCGCGGCTGCGGCTCGACGCCGATGCCGGTGGCGCCGACCACGTTGCGCACGAGCACGTTGAGGATGCCGCGGCTCAGGTCGTGATTGCGATCCAGATTGCGCGCCATGTCGCGCAGCGGCACTTGGGCGGCGTTGGCGGCGGTGTTGCCGTCGCCGTAGTCGCGCGCACGCTTGCGCAGGCGGCCAGACTGCGCGGCCTCGTAAGCGCCGCCGTACGCGGCGACACGGTAGCGCGCGGCGGCACGGCGAGCCGCCCAACTGGGCGACACGGCGAAAATGGCGCGATCGAGGCGGCCGAGCTTGGGCGCGTTCATCGGCGGCAACCCCACCGTTCGCCGCCTTCCACGCCACTGCCGACGCCCGTGAAATCGGCCAGCGCCACGCCGACGCCGCCGCCGCGCGATTCCGCCGCGGCCTTGCGCTCCCACTCGCGCCGCCCGCTCTGCACCATCGACAGATCGGCGCGGGTGAGCTGGCGGTCGCCCCACTTGTAGACCTGCCCGCCGAGGATCGCAGCCTCGGCGGCCAGGTACTTCGCGAGCATGTCGGTTGCGGTGGACATGGGCCCATGGTGGGCGCCGTGTTGTGCCACGTTTACCGGACGCGTGGCACTGCGTCAGGACTGGCTGAGGATGCGGTAGTAGGTGCGGCGGCTGATGCTGTGCTTGCGCAGGATCTCGCGCAGCGGCATGCCGGCGTTGCGATCGGCCAGGATGCTCTCGACGTCGCGGCGCATGAACGGCTGCGGGATGTATAGCTCATCGCCGCCGTATTGCTGCTGCAGGTAGCGCACGATGGGCTCGGCGTAGCTGGTGGCGGTTTCGTAGCTGAGTCCGCGCGCTTCCTGCAGGGCCACGGCCAACTCATCCTGCAGGGCTTGGGCGACGTTGATGTCAGTCATGGGCGGGGACTTCCGTTGCGGCGGTGCGCAGGGCGCGCACGCGTGACTGGGTGGGTTGATCCAGGTGTTGCCACACGGCGAGCTGCGCATCGCGTGACAGCGCGGCCCAGCAGCGGGCGAGTTCCGCGCCGTCCGCGATCTCGGCCAGGCATGGGGCGATGCGCGGCGCTGCTTGACGAAGCCAGGTGGCGTAGTCGCTGTGGTAGAGGGCGAGGTCATCGGTCATCGCGCGAGCCATTCGCTGGAGGCGAATGGATTGCTGGGCGGCTCGGCGGTTGCACGTGGAACAGCGGGTGCCGGCAACGATCGGATGGCAGACGTGGGGGCTTCTACGGCTGGCGCTGGCCGGGCGACGAACAGGTCACCGCTGGGCGGTTCGAGCTTCGCCTCGAGCGCGGCCCAAGCCGCTTCGCGCAGCATGTGGATGCGCACGGTCGGCGACAGCGCCGCGGCGTAGGCGTAGACCAGGGTATCCAGCGACTCATTGCGCACGCCGGGTTTCTTCACCCAGCGTTTGGCCGCGAGGTCGAAGCGCTCTGCGGTGAGCATGGCGTAGTAGTCGTCGGTGAGGTCGCCGGGGAAGTGGATGAGCTGGTGTTCTTCCTCGCGGTCGGTATCGCCGAGCAGGCGCTGCATGAGCGTGGTCTTGGCGCTGTTGACGCCGATCAGCCAGAGGTTGACGCCACGACGGGCCGTGCGGCCGCGGCTGTCGGATTCTTTCTTGCTCGCCCGCCCGATAACGGGGCGCGCTGCATCCTTGCTGCCCTTGATGGCCATGACGCCCTGCGCCTGCAGCGGGCGCACGGCGTTGTAAACCTCCTGCGTCCAGTTGCCAGAGTCCACGCATGCGGCGCTGATACGCAGAGGAATGCCGGCGGCGTTCGGGATGGGCTGGGCGAGGTAATCCCACAGGATGGACCAGTCCTCTTTGCGCGTGGGGTCGGCGGGCAGCTCGACGTAGTCGACGATGCCGCAGCGTTCGTTGCGACCCCAGGCGACGATCTGGACGGCGAAGCGGTTCACCTGCACGTCGACGCCGGCGGTGAGCACGAGCAGGCCACGCGGGATGGTGCGGCACACCCACTTGCCGGCGCGCTTTTTCAGCTCCGCTTGCTCGACTTTCTGGCTGGCGCCTTCGTAGCTTTCGCCAAGCACCGTGTTCACGAAGGTCGGCATGAGTGCCGGATCTTTGCGCGCCGCCGCGCGCAGCTCGGCGATGTCGCGCCAGGTGTAGCCGAGACCGATGGGCGCGTACGCGGCCCACAGCGTGAAGCTGCGGTGCTG